CCTGGCCGAGCGGTTTGGTATCGCGCCCTTCTCAGTGCTCAATGCTCGCGAGGGCTGGTGGCAAGAGCGCAAGAACGGGTGGATTGCGCTGGGCATCAAATCGGAGCTCGGCCGCGGCGAAGGCGGGCCTTCTGGCGATACGACGTGGCATTCCGATCATGTCGCCGAACCCGGCTTGTCGCACTACCGCAACCGCGCCAAGGCGAGCCCAGGCGGCACGCAAGGCGATAATTGGAAAGAACAGCGCAAAGCGGGCCGACGCAACAGCGCCGCGCCAGGCGGCAGCCTGATGCCGGGCGTCTCGAAAAAAACCGGCAGGATCGTGCGCACCAACAATCGGGCGCGGCCGATCGATGGCACGTAGAGCGCCAAGAAAGACGCTGGGCAATACCGAGGGCCTGACGATCGGCGCAATGTCGAGTTTTCAGCCCAACGGCGCGCCAAAAGAAACCGGCGGCGTGCTGTGGCAAAGTTGGACCTCGCACCCGCGCTTTTACGAACAGAAAACCGCCGCCGAGGCGCGGCTCGGCCGCCAGCTGACGACCGAGGAATTCGGCCGCGATCATTTTGTCATTCCCGACAGCGAGATCGTCAGCGGCACCTCGATCTTCGACCCGGTGCTGTGCGAGCTGGCTTACCGCTGGTTTTGCCCGCCTGGCGGCGTGGTGCTCGATCCGTTCGCCGGCGGCTCGGTGCGCGGCATCATCGCCTCGCGCCTGGGCCGGAAATATGTCGGGATCGATCTGCGGCCGGAACAGATCGCCGCCAATCGTCAGCAAGCCGCGGAGATTTGCGGCGAGCCGCAACCGCAATGGATCGCGGGCGACGCGCTCGATCTCGCCGTGCTGGCGCGCGAGGTCAACGCCGACTTCCTGTTCTCGTGCCCGCCTTATGGCGATCTGGAGCGCTACAGCGACAACCCGCGCGATCTCTCAACAATGGCTTGGGCGGCTTTCCTCGACGCCCTGCGCGCGATCGTGGCGGCCGGAGTGGCGCGATTGAAGCCGGATCGCTTCGCGTGCTTTGTGGTCGGCGATTTGCGCGATCAAGACGGCTACTACCGCGGGCTTCCGTGGCGCACCGTGCAAGCCTTCGAGGACGCCGGCGCGCGGCTTTACAACGAGGCCGTGCTGGTGACCGCGATCGGCTCATTGCCGATCAGGGTCGGCCGGCAATTCGAGCTCTCTCGCAAGCTGGGCAAGACCCATCAAAACGTGCTGGTGTTTTGCAAGGGCGACCCGCGCATCGCGACCTCGGCGATCGGCGCCGTCGAATTCGGCGCGCTCGAGGAGGCAAAGCCGCCCGAGGCCGGCGCATGGGGCGAGGCGCTATGATCGAATACGACTGCGGCGATTGCGGCGTGCACGTCCATGAGTTCGGCCGCGATCAGCCGCCGGCGCCGCCGCGTTGCGCCACCTGCCTATGGCTGGCCGAATTGCCCGATCAGGCCGAAGCGAAGCGGTTGCGGGCGCACCTGGTGCGCCAAGGCGTGCTCGATGGCCTGGTGCCATAGCTGCGAGGGCTCGCCGACCCGCGGGCTGGTGTTCGATCAGCGCGGCCAGCCGCAACCGTGCCCAGCCGGCTGCCACGCTGGGTGGCTCAGCTGTTGCGATGGCGCGGTGGGCGAAGAGGGCCAAACTTGCGAAAATGCGCAAGTTCGCGAACGGCTACATGGCGCTGTGCGATCATTGCCGGGCTGAGATCGCCGGCAGCGCCGAGCGGTTGCCCAGCCCGCCGTTCAACACCGCGCAGCAGACCGTCTATGGACTCCCGGTCGCGCACGGGGTCTGGCGCTGCCTCGAAATCCTCTATCGGCGCCGCAAGCAAGGCCCGGTATCGGTCGATAGCTTTATGACATTGCTCTATGGCCACATGAACAGCCCGCCATCGGACAAAATCATGGCGACCTGGATTTGCCGCGCGCGCGGCCCGGCGGCGCTGGCCGGCTGGCACATCGTCAACCATCACGCGCGCGGCTATCAGCTGGTCGCGGCGGGCTCAGCTGAGGCGCAAGCCGACGCCAAGCGGCGCCGCAACAACCATCGCCGCGGCAACCCGTTGTGGCAGCGCAACTGGCCGCCCGAGGGCCGATTGAACCGGCGCCGGCCGCCGCTACTCGCGACGCCGCCAGAACCGCCAGCGCCGGCGTGGGGGTTGGAGCCGTAATACCAGCTCGAGGCGGGCGTCGGCGGCATCGAGGCGGGCGCGCAAATCGCGAATCGTCTCGGCCTGCTCGGCGGCGCGTTCCTGCAACGTTGCGATCAGCGCGCCCGCCGCCGGCGCATTAGCCGGGTGCGTGCTGGCCCATTTCGATGCGTCCGCACCGTTGCCTTGCATCATCGGCGGATAGACCCGCTGGAGTTCCGCGGCGTCGATCACCAGCGCGCCGCGCGCGTCTTGCGTGGCGGAAAGCCTACCGCTTTTGATGGCCCGGCTGATCGTCGATTTGTTGACGCCGGCCACCTTGGCGGCCTGGCGCATCGAGTGTTGCATCTGTTCCCCCGCAACCGTTGCGCGCTGTTTCATGTGAAACACCGACGGTGGGGGGATGCGCCGCCGGTGCTCCGCGGTGTGGCAACGCTGGGGGGGAGTGCGTGCCGGCGGCGATTTTAGCACGCGCGGCCCGCGCCACAGCCCGCTGGTGCGCGCGAGGCGATTTCAGCAGGGGCAGTAGCCGCCGATGCCGGTTCGGCTATCAGGCGGCCGGCAAATCGGGCGCGCCGGCGATTTTGTTTCGCCTAAAAGGCGGGCGCGCGTAATACCATCGCACAACCCAAAGAGGAGGCTCCCGCCGTGCCCGATGTCGTCCCAATCGCCCGGAGGCCTCTTGTTCCGCCTGATCTCACCAAATCGGTGCCACGCGCCGCCTTTGCGGTGCTGACCGCATCGTTGCGCGGCGGCTCGCCGGCGGACCACTGCATCCGCATGTTTCCCGACGACCAGGTCGCGCTGGCAATGGTGCAACGTGCCGCTATGACCGGCGGCACCACGACGGTGGCCGGGTGGGCCAGCGAGCTTGTCGGCCAGGCGGTCAGCGAATGGTTGCCCTCGCTCTATCCGCTATCGGCCGCGGCGGCGCTGTTCCAGCGCGGCGCGATCAGAGTCTCGTTTGATGGCGTCGGCTCGGTAGCCGTGCCCGGCCGCGCGGCGGCGCCAACAACCGCACCGTGGGTTGGCGAGGGCGCGCCAATCCCGGCCCGGCAATACACTTTGAACCGGGCGATCCTGACGCCGCGCAAGCTGGGCGCAATCGTGGTCTGGAGCCGCGAGTTGCAGCGCAACACCAACGCCGAGACGGTATTTACCGCGCTGCTCGAGGAGGACGCCGCGGTATCGCTCGACGCAGCCTATTTCAGCGCAATCGCCGGGTCGGCCTCGGCGCATCAGGGCCTGTTGAACGGGCTCTCGACGCTGACGCCGGCGACCGATGCCGGCAATAAAGAGGCGACCATGCTGGACGACATGATCAACCTCGCCATCGCCGTCTCGCCGGCTACCGAGGAGTCGCTGATTTATGTGGCCGCACCCGGCCGCGCGGCGGCAATGAACATCACGGCCAAGTGGCGCGGTGTCACGGTGCTGCCCAGCTTGGCGGTGCCGGCAAATCGGGTGATCGCGGTAGACGCCGCCTCGCTGGTGCACGGCTTTGGCGGCGACGCCGATTTTACCGCCGGCGACGAGGCGACCGTGGTCATGAACGACGTGCCCGCCGATATCAGCACACCGGGCTCGCCCAATGTCGTTGCAGCGCCGGTGCAATCGATGTTCCAGACAGCCCAGCACGCGCTCCGATTGCTGGTCGATGTCGCGTTCGCGCCGCGCCGCACCGGGGCGGTGGCCTTTGTCGACGGGGTTGCGTGGTAAGTTGCGGCAATGGTGCGGCAGCCGGTTTCGCCACTGCCGCACATGCGAAATAAGCGAAAAAAGGTGACCGACTCGTCGCCTTTCTAAGCAGCCGGCCCGGTCACATTCCAGAACAGGACGAGGCCGCCGCCGCGGCGCCGCTGGCGGCAAATCTCCCACGCCTTGGCGTCATAGTGCGGGTCGCTCGGAAACGGCGGCGTGCGGCGCGCAACCGCACCAAAGGGTAGCGAATAGGCGTGAATTTCGGCGCCGGCGACCTCGGCCGGCTGGAGCCGGCGGCCGACTTGCACGACATGGCGATCAGCGCGCGGCCAGGCCAAGGCGAGGCCGCGGGCCAGCACACCAGAGCCGGCCGCGCACCATACCTGGTCGGGCGTAAGCCGCAACGATCGGGCGGCGTCGGCGATCGCCTCGACCGCACCCGGCACATCGGCGCCGAAGGGTACCAGCGTGGCGCCGGTTGCGGCGCAATAGGCGCGCGCCCTCGCCCGCACCTGGCTCAAATAGCCGGGCCTCAGCTGGTAGACGGTGGCACCCAGGGCCTTGGCCATGATCGAGCGCGGGTGCGGCTGGTTGCGCTTGGCAACGAAGATCGTCGCGCGCTTGCCGGCCTGGCGCGCGCAATGGGCCAGCGCCGTTTGCGCGCCGCCCTCGGCCGGGCTGGCGTAGACCAACTCCTCGGCCGAGACAAACAAAAGGCCCAAAAATCGGGCCTTTGTGCCGCCTGGGAAAAGATCGTCGCGAACCACGGCGATGCCGTCGTGATCCGCGATCGAGGGCGTCAGCATTGGGCGAGCTTTGAAATCGCCTGGTAAATCTCGACAAGGTGCTCGCGATCGGTGCGGTACCACTCGTCGCCGCCGCCTTCGAGCTTGCGATTGCCCAGCTTAAGCACGCCGTGGATGGCGCGCTCCAGGGCACAGCACTTCGGCGTCCTAATTTCCAGCACCAAGATCGGCCGGCCCGGCATGCCGGTGCTGATCTGCTGGGCGATCCGGGTGACCGTGTCGTTTTTTGCCGAGCCGACCTTCAAGAAACCGGGCGCGCTTGGCAGGGCGTAAGCGTAGACCGTGCTCTCGCCATCGCCGAGCCGCAGCGTGCCGCTGGTATCGACCCGTTGCGCGGCCTCGACCGGATCGGGCTGCTCGGCGGCGTCGTCTTCGGCCTCAGCGCCGCACCGATACACCGTGCCGCGGTCTTCCTCGGACGTGCTGAACAAGGCCAGCCCGAGCTTGTCCTCGACATATTTCCGCATGGTGCTGGAGTTGATCCGCGACCAGCCAACGGCGTCGCAAATTTCAGCCTGCGTCGCGCCCTCAGCGCGGGCGATCAGCGCGACGATTTGGTCCTTTTTTGAAAACTCAGTCATGGTCTTCTCCGTGGTTAGGCGGTTCCAGCCGCCGGTGGTGCACACCTGGGCGCGCTTGGCCCAGGTGCAACCGTCATCGTTTTACTGGCAGCTCGTGGTCCAGCTGCCGTGCCCGCCCTGCGTCATGCAATATTGCGGGCCTAGGTAGCCGGGCGCCGGCTGATAGACCGGCTGGTTGCGCCGGACCTGATCGGCATAATTGCCGAGGGCGTTGCCGAGGTTGGCAAAAAAGCCGCTGATCGCCTGCTGCGTCTGCGCTTGGGCGACCAGCGCCTCGCCGCGCTGGATCTCGGCCATGGTGAAATCCTGCCAGTAAGCTAGGCACGCCTCCATCGCCGGCGAGGGCGGGGTTTGCGGGTTATCGGCGACCCGGCAATAGGCGATGTGTTCCGCCTGCCGCGCCGTCATGCGGGCGATCAGCTCGGCCCGCACTCCGGCTGGCACTTTCGACAAGAACGCCAGCGCGGCGGTCATATTGCGCTGCCCGCCAGCCTTGAGCCGCGGCGAGGCGCACACCAGCCGCCAGGTTTGCTGCTGGATCACGGTGATGGTGGCGGGAGGGCTGGCGCAAAGACCGTCCACCGTTGGGGCGAATAGCGGCTGCTGGGCCTCGGCCGCGCCCGCGAGGGCGAGTAGCGCGGCGCTGGCGATCATGGTCTTAAACATGGGTCTTACTCCGTGGGTTGCGGCGGCGCTTTCCAGACGCCGCCTGGGGGTTATTCGATGTGGACCGTGCGACCGGCCCGCGTCTCGCAATAGATCGAGGCGCCGCGGCCAAAATTGCCCGGCTCAGCCTCCAGCTGGCGGGCGATCTGGCGGGCCTCCTCCAGCGTTGCCGCCTCGCGGCGCTGATAGGCGCCACGCCCCATGAACAGGCGAACGTGAAAAGCCCTGGCGTCGGCCAGGGCCTTTACGATCGAGGGGTGCGGCTGGCGCTTTCACGCGGGCGTCGACTCGCTGGCGGCGGCAATCTCGCCCTCGATTTGCTCGGTCGAGGGCGACCGGCTGGCGGCCCGCGCCTCCAGGGCGATGATCGCGAGGTCGCGATATTTGTGCAGGGCCTTGGGCGAGGACGACCGCGGCGGGACCATCTCGACCGCGCGCAGGCCTGCGAGATCGCCGGCGGCTACCAGCTCGACCAGCTTGGCCAGGCGCGCCCGATACGGCTTGTGGGTATTGGCCGAAAAATCGGGCGGCTGCGGGAGCGTGCCCTTGGCCGCGGCCTCGGCGATCGCCGCGCGCTTGCCGGTCGGCCGCGCTGGGCGCGGGCCATCGGCGGTGCGTGGCTTGCGGCTGGCGCGCGCCCGTTGGGCCGGGGGAGTCGCGGCAAGCGTCTCGGTGGGATCGACATAGGCCTGGGCGCGCTTGCTGGCGCGGGCGATCGCCGCCGTGCTCTTGGCGCCGCGGGCGACCCGCGTGGGGCCGCGGGTGATTTCGACATCGGCCTTCATCGGCACGAAGACGATCTCGAATTCGCGGTCGCCGTGCTTGACGATATCGAACTGCGAGGAGGGCGCGGTGCCGGCGGCGATCAGCCGAAGGGCACCTTTGCGGGCGTTCGAGCGGTCGGTAAAGGTCTTGCGGGTCTCGGGGTTCATGGTGGTCATTTTACACTCCGTGGTTTTGCATGGGGTTTTCCAGCGCTCGACACGTGGCCCGCCGGACCCGCATTGCGAGCTAAAACGTTGGTAAACGGACATTTTTTCTGACGTAGCCGCGGCCAAGTAATCGTCAGGTAGAGCGGTCACGAAATTAAATATTCGTCCGCGCTTTCTCTGAAATGATTATCCGTTGCGCGCTAAAACATTGGTAAATGACGACCTTTTCTGGCATACGGCAAAAGATCAGGGGATTAGCGCGGTAAAGGAGAGCGCGTGCGAGGGCGAAAGCCAAAGCCGACCCACTTGCGGTTGGTGACCGGCAACCCAGGCAAGAGGTCGATCAACAAGGCCGAACCGAAGCCCGCGGCGATACTCCCAGACCCGCCACCCGAGCTGAGTGCGGAAGCGCTTGCGGAATGGCAAAGGATCGCGCCGCGGCTAATGGCGGCCGGTATGCTGACCACGATCGATCGGGCGGCGCTGGCGGCCTATTGCCAGGCTTACGGCGCTTGGATCATGGCCGAGCAAGTGCTGGCCACGTTTCCCACCGACGCGCAGCGGCTGGTGATCAGGACCAAGGCCGGCAATCTGATCCACAACCCGCTTTTCAGCATCGCCAGCAAGGCGCGCTCCGACATGGTGCGCTTTGCCGCCGAATTCGGCATGACGCCCAGCGGGCGCAGCCGGGTCCACGCGAACTATCATGACAAGGCCGCCGACCCAGCGGACGAGTTCTTCCCGGCCTCGTGATCCGGCGACCCGCTATGCGCGGGCCGTGGTCAATGGCCGCGTCCTCGCCGGGCCGCTGGTGCGCGCCGCGTGCAAGCGGCATCTGGCCGATCTGGAAAGCGGCCCCGCACGCGGGCTGTATTGGGACGCCAACGCGTGCGAGCGCGTCATCCGGTTTTTTGCCAACGTGCTGCGGCTGCCCGATGGCGACCAGGCCGGCGAGCGGTTCCAGCTGAGCGGCTGGCAGGCCTTTGTCGCCGGGAGCCTGTTTGGCTGGACGCGCGGCAAGGGCGGCCCGCGGCGCTTTCGCACCGGCTATGTCGAGACCGGCAAGGGCAGCGGCAAGTCACCGCTGGGCGCCGGGCTCGGCCTCTACATGCTGACCGCCGACGGCGAGCAAGGCGCCGAATGCTACGCCGCGGCGGTGACTCGCGATCAGGCGAAGATCCCGTTCCGCGACGCCGTGCGGATGACCGAAGCCTCGCCGGCGCTGACCCGGACATTGCAAAAATCCGGCGACCGCGATGTGTTCAATCTAGCCTTTGTCGAATACGGCAGCTTTTTCCGCCCGGTATCATCTGAGGGCCGCGGGCTCGACGGCAAGCGCGTCCATTTCGCGCTGATCGACGAGGTGCACGAGCACCCGAGCGACGTCGTGGTCGAGAAGATCACAGCAGGGGTGAAAGGCCGACGCCAGCCGCTGATCCTCGAAATCACCAATAGCGGCGTCGATCGCGCCTCGATTTGCTACCAGCACCACGAATACTCGCAGCGCGTGGTGACCGGCCAGATCGCCGACGACGAGTGGTTCGCCTATGTCTGCGCGCTGGACGAGGGGGAGGATCCGCTCATCGATGAGCGGTGCTGGCCGAAGGCCAACCCGACGCTCGGGGTGACGATCCAGCTGGAATATTTGCGCAAGCAAGTGCGCGAGGCGCTGGGCATGCCGGCGAAGGCATCGCTGGTGCGGCGGCTCAATTTTTGCCAATGGGTCGACGCCGCCAACCCGGCGATCGACGGCGACATGTGGCGCAGCTGCGAGGCCGATTTTGACGAGGGCGAGCTCGCCGGGCTGGAATGCGTCGGCGCCCTCGATCTCTCGGGCACCCGCGATCTGACCGCGCTGGCTCAGGTCTGGGAGCCCGATCACCGCGGCGTGATCCACGCCATTGTCGAGTTCTGGACGCCGGCCGATACATTGCGCGAGCGCTCGGCGCGCGATCGGGTGCCCTACGATCTGTGGGCCGAGCAAGGCTACGTCACAGCCACGCCGGGCCGCTCGGTCGATTACGCGTTTGTCGCCCAGCGCATCGGCGATCTGCAAGTCGAGCGCGGCTTGCGGCGCCTCGCCTATGACCCTTACCGGATCAAGTATCTGGAGCGCGAGATCGACCAAATCGGCGTCGCGGTCGAGCTGTTGCCGCACGGCCAGGGCTATGGCCGGGCGGCTGATACCGGCTTGTGGATGCCGCGCTCGGTGGAACTGCTCGAGGAATACATCGGCAAGCGCCGGCTGCTGGTCAAACGCAACCCGGCGCTGACCTTTGCCGCGGCCTCGGCGGTCCATGTCAGCGATCCCAAAGCCAACCGGATTTATGACAAGCGGCGTTCTACCGGCCGGATCGACGGGCTGGTGGCGCTGGCAATGGGCGTCGGCCTCGCCGCCGGCGACGTCGACAACGTCGAATTCAATGTCAGGGGAGTCATCGGATGAGCGCATTGCGTAAGGAAGCCGGCGGCGCGGGCCTCGTCCGCAAAACCGCGACCGGCAAGCAAGCCGGGTCGATGACCTATGTGCTGTCGGACGCCACGCTGGACCGCTACGGCGACATCATCGAGCCCGAGGGCTGGGAGCTGGAGTGGTTCCGCCAGAACCCGATCGCGCTGTTCAACCACAACGCCAACGCGCCGGTCGGTAATTGGGCCGATGTGCGGATCGAGGGCGGCCGGCTCCTCGCCGAGTTTGCGCCGGCGCCGGCTGGCAGCACGCAAATCGCTGACGATGTCGCCAAGCTGGTCGAGGCCAATGTGCTGCGCGCGACCTCCGTGGGGTTCCGCCCGATCGAGTTTGAGGCGATCGACCCAAAGGCGCCGTGGGACGGCGCGCGCTATACCAAGCAAGAGCTGCTGGAGGCGAGCATCGTCTCGGTGCCGGCGAACCCGGCGGCACTACAGATTGCGAAGCAGCTACAGATCAGCGACAAGACCTTGTCTCTCGCGTTCGGCGAGCACGCCGTGAGGACTCGAGGGGCATCCATTGGCGGGCATGCCGTAATCCGGACTCAATCGAGGGCAGGCCCCATGCAGACGCCAATTTCCCGCCACGTCATCGAAACCCAGGAGGCGCTCACCCGAGCGCGCGATACCGCGACGGCCTTTGCCGGCGAGGACAACCCCGATCCCATGCAGGCCGAGGCGCTGGCCACCGAGGTCGCCGCGCTGGAGCGCCGGCTCAGCGGCTACCTCCAGCTGGAGAAGGCGCTCGCCACCAGCCTGGCGCCGGTGCCCGAGCCATCGCCGGCGTCGCCCGAGGAGGCGCGCCGCGCAATCTCGCTGGAGCTGCGCAACAAGTATGTGCCGGTAAAGGAGCCGAGGCACGCCGATCTGCTGATCCGCGCCGCGGTCT